AAAAAAATAAATTGCGTATTTTACCATTGTAAAGTGTCCTTATATAAATAGAAAGGTGATTAAGAAGAGATATGCTGAAGAGAATGACACGTGGATATGACAAATTAGTTGATTACACGAAGAAAGAACTTGCTGATATGCTTATTGCAGAGGGAGAGAGTCCTCATGTGGCATGGGCAAGAGCAAAGGAAACTAAACAAGCCATAAGCAGGCTTAATAAGAGAGAGCAAAGGTTATGGGATCGTGTCCGTGAATACGAGGAGATTGACCCAGACTGTAACCAATTAACAGGCCACGCAGCTAAAGCGTAAGACGTGGCAGTTTGATTTATAATAGAAAAGATAAAACAGCAAGAAATTATGAAAGATAAAAAACCAACAGTAAAACAGCAGAAATTCATTGATGAGTACCTAATTGACCTAAATGCCACTCAAGCAGCAAAAAGAGCGGGATACAGCCCTAAAACAGCTAAATCACAGGGTCAACGTCTGTTGACAAAAGAGGAAATACACGCACAAATAGAAAAAAAATTAGCGAAAAACGCAGAGAAAGCGGGCATCACAGCCCAGAAGGTAATTGAGGGATTGATAGAGGTAAATGCTCGTTGTCTCCAGAAAAAGCCGGTAATGGTGTGGGACAAAGCGGAACGGAAAATGAAACAGAAGACCGATCCTGACACTGGTGAGGGCATATGGAACTTTGACAGTACGGGGGCAAATAGATCACTCGAGCTATTAGGTAGGTATCTCGGACTATTTGAGAGGGATAATTCCCAGAAAACACAAGATGTGGTTGTCAACGTCATTGACCGATATGGTGACAAGAAACAGAGTAAAACGCCTGAAAAACAATGACATAACGGCAGATAATAGACTATTATTTATATAGCGGATTACTGAACAATATGATAATAAAGTATTTAGGTAAAAAATTAATTTACACTAATAGTTCGCATAAGATGCATTGTGTAAACTAAATGAAAACAACTAAAAAAGACTTTGAACTATTTAAACGGGAAGTCCGGCGCTGGGTTGATAAATTCGGCTTATATGACTGGGAGATAGTATTCACACATACTGAGGATGATGGGGCAAGAGCCGGTTACGACCGCAACGATGAGGGCAGGAGTATAGTATTTAATTTATCGGCTGAATATGACAGTTTAACGTATTCAACTGAAAACATTAAGGTATCGGCATTCCATGAGGTGACAGAAGGACTATTACTGGCTCCATTGGACAATATGATTGACCGGCGTAGGTATGGATACGGGGAGCGTAACGAGGCATTACATCAGATAGTCAGGACGCTGGAGCATGTTTTTTTTAATCAGGAGAATCAGTAAATGAAGGGTGTACCAAGAAAAGACGGAGGTGGAAGGGGAACTCGGAGTAACCGAGGGAGAGGCGGATGTCCACCTTCTAAGCAACCGAAAAGAGGTAAAGGCTCAAATAGAAGATAAAATTAAATACTAAGGCTATCAGGTACTTTGAAAGCGAAAAAACCGATTAAAACAGTTTAGGCGACCCAACACACTACAAAAAGGAGTTCGTGCGAAATTTTATAATAAAACGGCACTTTAGCCGAGCCTTTGATTAAATCTGAGGTGTGGTTGAATCCGTTTTTATCATTCACAAAAATTAAACTCTGGTTTACAGGAGGGTATCATGAAAACGATTGGAGAGTTCAAGAAAGTATTGTATGAGGAATTTCGAACAGATGTAATTGATGTAATTGAGGATTATGAGGTTAGTCAGGAATACTCAGATAAATCAGAACCTATTGCTTATGGGTGTTTTAAAATAAGGATTTACACAAATGTTAATTGTTATACGATCGTTGCCCGTGAGCATAAAGACCGGATATATCTTGGTTGTGTGGTAAGCAGCAGAAAACCGAGAGCAGGGGAGGATTGGACACGGGGAAATGATTTACCCGATGGAGACCTCAGTCTGGATACATGGGAAAGAATAAAGAACGGTATTATTCGATATGAACTTATCAAGATTGCAAAAAGTAAGTGAAGAAGAAAACAAGAGAGATATCAATACCTTATAAGTTTAAGCCACGTGGCTATCAAGAAGGGATGTTTAACTGTTTAGCGGACGGTTATAAGCGTGGTGTAGGTGTATGGCACAGGCGAGCCGGCAAAGAAAAAACGATGTGGAATTTGATGATCAAGGAAAGCCAGAAACGGGTAGGCACATATTACTATTTATTTCCCACCTACAACCAGGGTAAAAAAATTATATGGGACGGTATAGACAGAGCGGGATTCCCTTATTTAGACCATATACCGCCCGAGATACGCAAGGGGAAGCCAAACGCCACCGAGATGAAAATACCTTTAAAAAACGGAAGCCTTATACAAATAATCGGGACAGATAATTACAATTCTATCATGGGCACTAATCCTATCGGCTGTGTATTTTCTGAGTATTCGCTGCAGAATCCCGCAGCCTGGACGTTTATCAGACCGATTCTGACCGAAAATGAAGGATGGGCATTATTTAATTTCACGCCTCGAGGAGAGAATCACGCATACGAACTCTATCAAATGGCTGTGGATAACGACCGATGGTACAGTGAGCTACTGACTGTTGATGACACTTTGGCGATCAGTAAAGAGGCTATACGGCGGGAGATAGAGGATGGTATGCCGGAGGAGATGGTTCAACAGGAATTTTACTGTTCGTTTAGTGTGGCTGTCCCGGGTGCTTATTTTGCGAAAGAGATGACCGATGCCCAGCAGCAAGGACGAATAACACGAGTACCAGTTGACCCTAATGTGCCTATTTTGACGTTCTGGGATTTGGGCGTTGATGACTCAACAACAATCTGGTTAATACAAGAGGCACGTAACGAGCTTCATGTGGTACACTGCTACAGTAACTCAGGATTCGGTTTGGTTCACTATGTTAATTACCTCAAAGACTGGAGAAACTCACATAATGTGACCTTTGATGTACATATACTCCCACATGATGGGAGAGCAAGAACCATACAGACGGGTAAGACATCGGTTGAGGTGCTGGGTGAATATGGGTTTAACTGCGAGACTACGAAGAGACCTCAAAATAAAGTATTGGATGGTGTTGAGGCAACACGGCGATTAATACCAAGATTGTGGTTTGATAAAGAAAATTGTGAGTCGGGTATATCCGCATTAAAACAATATCGAAAAGAATATGTTGAACGGGACAAGGTTTACAAAGAGCAGCCTGTACACGATTGGAGTTCTCACTATGCCGATGGGCTTCAAACGGCAGCGCTGTACTATCAAGACAGGGGCGTAATAACACTCGGAAAGAACAAAGGTTTAGGTGAAAGTAATATATATGTGTTAGATGAAAGATATTCTGATAAATCTACATACGACTGGATGGGAAATTAAGTAATGGCAGTTAAGACAGTAAAGGAAGAAAGGGTAACTAAAGGTAAAGGTGTCAAAGACACAGATGCCTTTATGGACGAGGTTAGAGACCATTTTGATAAGGCAAAAACAGCAGACCAAATAGATAGAGCCGAAGCAATTGAAGATCTTCGGTTTGTAAATGCAAAGCAATGGCCGGAGAGTCAAGCCACTAAGCGTAATGCAGCAAAAAGACCGATGCTGACAATTAACTTACTACCCGGGAATATCGATCAGGTAGTAGGTGAGCAGAGGCAGAATAGGCCGGACATAAAAGTACGTGCTGTCGATGATGATTCCGATCCAGACAGGGCACGAATAAGAGAGGGTTTGATAAGGAATATATCGAGTCAAAGCGATGCGAGTATTGCGTATGATAATGCTTTTGAGTCGGCTGTTACGTGTGGCAGAGGTTTCTTTAGAATATTAAACGAGTATACAGATGACGATTCATTTGAACAAGACCTGAAAATAAAAAGAATATCGGATTGCATGACAGTATTGTGGGACCCTGAAGCTACCGATGTGAATTTAACCGATGCACAATATATGTTTGTGTATTTGAACATATCAAAGGAACTTTACGAATCGAAATACCCGGATAAGGCACTTTCAAATTTTGAAAACATGGGTGATAAAACCAAAGACTGGGTAAGTGGCGATAAATATAGAATAGCAGAATATTGGTATAAAGTGCCACGAAAGAAAACTATTTATTTAGTTGAAGATGAGTCAGGCAATACAAAAGTAGTTAATGAATTACCGAAAAACGCAGTGGTATTGAAAGAAAGAGAAGTTGATTCTTATGATATTTACTGGTGTAAGGTTTCGGGTGAAGATATACTCGAGGGACCATATCTCTGGAAAGGCAAATATTTCCCGATAGTTCCAATCTGGGGCAAAGAGATTACGGTTGATGGTGTTTTACACCGAAGAGGTGTGATAAGATATGCAAAAGACTCTCAAAGGGCTTACAATTATTGGAGAACGTCTGCTACGGAGCAGGTAGCCTTAGCCCCGAAAGCCCCTTATAAAGTAACCCAAAAGATGATTGATGGTCATGAGCATATGTGGAATGAAGCCGATTCAGGAACGAAGCCATATTTATTATTTAATCCTGATGATAGAGTAGCGGGAGGGGGACCTACAAGAGAACGACCGATTGACAGACCTGCCGCACAGATGGACGAAGTAAATGTGTCAAGGGAAGAAATACAGCAAACAACGGGCATATACGATGCTTATAAGGGAAAGAAAAGCAACGAGGTGTCGGGTGTAGCTATTGCGCAGAGGAGAACCGGGGGAGAACGGGCAACATTCGCATATCATGACAATTTATCAAGAGCATTGCGTCAATGCGGGAGAATATTAATAGACCTGATCCCCTATTTTTATGATACACAGAGAGTTATCAGAATATTAGGCGAGGATATGGTAGAGGAGCTTGTAAATATTAATTCACCCTCCGAAGATGGAAATGGTTTATTAAACGATATGACGGTAGGAAAATATGATATAACATTATCAACGGGACCGAGTTTCACAACACAGAGGCAGGAAACCGCTCAAGCCATGATGGAACTTATAGGCAAGAATCCCGATCTTATGATTTATCTCGGTGATCTTATGGTGAAGAATATGGATTGGAAAAACACCGATGAGATGGCGGAACGCATCAAATTCTTACAACCGCCGGAATTCCGCAAATTAGTAGAGGAGGCGGAAGGTGGAAATAAAGATAAAAATAATATGCTTAGGGGTGAAGAAATAGAGCAAGAAAATCCAGAACAGGCCGATCCAATGGCATTAATTGAACAGAAAAAAGCAGAGGTAGAGCTTAAAAAGGCAGAATTTGAAGCAGCATTAAAGGGTCTTGAGCTTAAACAGAAGAACAGGGAAATAGAAGAAGAACCTGTTGAAGAAAAGGGGGGTGTGAAGAAAAGCATTGTTAAAGTAGCATAAGCACTAAAATTACAAGACCACAATCAAACCATAACAACATACAGCGGAAACGCTGTTTTTTTATGCCCAAAACAGAAGGAATTTGAAATGCCCTATAAAAAAAGCGGTAGGCGTGTACTGCACAAAAAGAGTGGGAAGTGGACAGTAAAACAAACCTGCTCAAGCCCCGCTGCCGCAAAAAAAGCAATTAATCTTTTGCGTGGTATTGAGCATGGATTGAAACCCACCGGTAAAAAAGCTAAAAAACGCAAAACCACAAAAAAAACAAAATAATACAAACTTTTAAAACACCTGTTACAAATACAGGGCGAACCACGTTACCAGAGAACCGTAAACTGGGCGCAAGAAGGGATTATTACAATGAGCGACAAAAAAGAGAAAAAAGTAAACGCTGACGAAAAATCAAAGAAAAACAAATTTGAGAAATACGATGATGAAGAAACTGTAACAAAGGAAACTCCCGTATTTCCCAGCGAAGATTTATTGCCAGACGAGAAACTGAGAAAACTCCAGGAAGCTCAAAAAGACACCAAACCTGAAACCGATGCCGATGCTGACAAAGGCAAACAGGGCGAAAAGAAAGAAGAAGAAACAAAGGTCGCAGAAGAAAAGGACACAAAAGAAGCAAAATCCGAATCTGAGAAAAAAAGTGAGGATGAAAAAGAAGCTGAGGATACGACCGCCTCAAAATCGGAAACCTCTGAAGAAAAATCAGATAAGGATAAAAAAGAAGAGTATAGCAAAGGTGTCCGAAAACGTATTGACGAGCTTGTAAGAGAGCGTGAAACAATACGCAGAACTGCACAAAAACAAGCAAAAGAAATTGCAGAACTAAAAAACAAACTCGGTGAAAAAACTGCCACGAAAGAAACGGCAGAGGAAACATCTAAGACTATCGAGCAGGTATTAAAAAACAACAGGGATAAAGAACCCGATGTAGAGACTTACGATGATTTAGACAAATATCAAGCCGATTATCAAAAGTGGCTACTGGGTAACATTATTCCTGCGATTGAAGAAACAATCGATGAACGTGTTACAAAAAAAGTTGTCGAGAGCCAGAAGGAAAGCGAAGAAAAACGTAATAGAGAAATCATCGAAAGGAAATTTGGTGAGGGTCGTGCAAAACATAGCGATTTCGATGAAGTTGTTTTTAACGAATCCATTCCTTTCAGTGAAGCAATGCTCAGACTTATAGAAGGTTCAGACAACTTCGCTGAACTCGCTTATTACTTCGGTAAAAACATCGGTGAAGCCGACAGAGTATCTAAACTCAGCTATTACGATGTAGCACGTGAAATCACCAGACTTGAAGAAGAGTTATCTGAAGATAAAACTAAAGATAATAAACAGGAAAATAAAATAAGTCCACGTAATACCTCTCAGGCTTCAGAGCCTATAAAACCTGTTTCGGGAGCGAGTTCTTCTGAGAAAAAACCAGAAGACATGAATATTGCTGAATACAGGTATTGGAGGGAACATGGGCATGGAAAATAAGGATAAATAAAATATGCCATCTACATTATTAACGCCAGAAGTTATCGCCAAAGAGACATTGATGCAACTCCAAAACAATCTTGTGATGGGTGGACTCGTTCACCGTAACTACAAAAAGGAGTTTGTCAAAATTGGCGATACAGTAACTATCCGTAAACCAGTAAAATTCGTTGTTAATTCAGGTGCGGATATTACAAACAATGTGCAGGATGTTACAGAAGCATCCACATCGATTACAATTGATAAACGATGTAATGTTGCGTGGGATTTTACATCCCAAGATTTGACCCTGACAATTCAGGAATTTTCAAAAAGATACCTTCAAAGAGCAGTAGATGAAATGGCACAACAGATCGATTACGATTTATGCGGTTTGTACACACAGGTTTTCAATACATCGGGTACTGCTGGAACGACTCCAAACGCATTCAGTTATCTCGGTGATTTGAACAAAAAAATGGATCAGTATGCAATTCCTTCAGATAGGAATCTCGTACTTGATCCCGCTGCTGCATGGTCGATGATCGATGCTCTGAAGGGAGTATACAACGAACAGATGGTGCAGGATTTTGTTCAAAAAGGAAAACTTAAATCGTTAGCTGGAATGTCCATCTATAAAGATCAGAACATTCAGTCATTCTCACCTAACACACATTCAGGAACTCCTGTTATCGATACGGTTTCTGGTGTAACTTATATCACTTCGGGCGACGATGCTGAAACATCGGTTGTACATATCGATGGTGTTGGCAGCGGTGCACTCAAACCTGGCGATTGTTTCACCATAGATACTGTATATGGTGTCAATCCGAGATCAAGACAATCGACTGGCAATCTTCAGGAGTTTGTTGTTCAGAGTGCGGTTGCATACGGCACAGATATGGCTGTAACGGTTAAGCCGGCAATTATCACTTCCGGCGCATACCAAACTGTTACTGCCGCTCCGGTTGCGGAAGATGCAGTTACCTTTCTCAGCGCTCATACAGCTAATCTTGCATTCCACGAAAACGCATTTGCTCTTGTTACTGTCCCCCTTGAAATTCCAGATGGTGTTGCATGGGCAGCAAGAGAAAGTGCTGACGGTGTTTCAATCCGTGTTATGAGAGGACATAATATATTGACCGATGCTAATGTCATCAGGCTCGACATGCTTTACGGCGTGAAATGTATTTATCCAGAGCTGGCTTGCCGACTTCTCGGATAATAAGTCAGTGTCAATATTAATATGAACTTGAATAATTAATACTAACTATTTGTGTATGCTACCCGCTTATAAGGCGGGGCATCTAAGCCGAAGCTAAGCTATGCATACCCAGAGCTAAATAAATATATTTGGTTATAACTTAAAAGTCAAGAACTATTTTAAAAAAGGAGAGGGTAAAATAATGTCAATAGATTCTAAAATTACAGGACATGTCCCATATGTTGAGTTCACTTATACTACGGGTGGTGCTGCACATGAAGAGGATGTCCTTATAGAGTTAAAGAAAGCCGATTCAACTGCGGAAGATGAGCGTTATGTTATGGATGTTTACGTATCTGATGACGCAGACGGTGATGGTATAGCGACTACAGGTTCTGATACAGAGGCTACTGTAGAAACTGGTGGTTATTTGTTAGATACTATATTAGCAGGGAAGCACTGGCTTGTACAAACAAGTGCCACAGGGAAGTGTACCATAGTGATTACCAGTTCAGGTGATGAAGCTCTCTATGTCTGTGTGAGAGACCCCAGAACAGGACGTCTCAATGTCTCTGATGCACTGGCAAGCTACGGCGAATAATAATTTGGGGGTTACAATCTTGTAGCCCCTTATTTAATTTAATATGAGGATATAGCTATGTTTAAAAAAGTTTTATACGTTACGGTAGCGATTATTGCAGTTGCTTTCGCCACCGTACTTCTATTTTCCGATATATTTTCAGTTGGTTATGCACAGCGAAATCTCAACGCACGGTTTGGACAACTTGATGTCGAGTCGGTCACAGCTACAGCCAGTGAATTAAATATTTTAGACGGAGTAACTGCCGATTACAGCGAGTTAAATTTTTTAGACGGCTCTGTAGCTGGTACTGCTGTTGCAAGTAAAGCATTGGTTGTGAATGCAAATAAAGATGTTGATTATATAGGCATAACAACTTACATGAAATTAGCATTAAATGATAGTATCAATTCTAAAGTTGTAGCATCTTCAGTCGACACAACGGGTTTTACTGGTGGCGAGATGTTCTTTCTCGGTGGTGACACCCTTTATGTTTACAAAGCTGACCACACTATTATATCAATACCTTAATAATGAATATCTACTGGGATAAATTATGGGTAGTAATTCACGACCAATCCCAGTAGATATTTTTTTAAGTTCCAATTAAAGGAAATAACTATGCGAAAAATATTTGTTATAATATTGCTATTATACACTACTGTAGCAATAGCGTGGAAATATTCTGTAACCGACCATCATTTTATTGGAACATCGTCCGAAACCAAGCCTACTGCTAACTATGCTGATCCCGGCTCGATATTCAGAGAAACCGATACAAAACAACTGTATGTTTATGACGGCAGCACGTGGGCATCAATATATGACGGTATTACTGCTACGCACGACTCTCTAAAAGCAGATTCAACAACTGTAGATTTATCAGTTAAGGGATTCAATAAGGCAGCTTTCCACATCAAACTTATTGATAAAGACACTTATGTGATATGGAATCTTGAGGGGAAAATCGGTACATCTGACTGGTGCTCTGTAATAAATGCAGATTCAGTTTATTGGGCAGCAGATAAGGATTCACTGCTTACATATACGGATTGTGCCATATTGGATTCTTTAAGGTTCAAGTGGATGAAAGAAATAGGCGGTACGGGAGCTATTTTTATAGTCAATTCAAAAGTGGGAGACCCTATTAAATAAAAGGGAATTATTATGAAAATTATTATAACATTTGTTCTCATATTTTTCCTTTCTGTTTCTGCTTATGCGAATGTAGATGTAGCAAACGTAGGGAAAAAGTTTGTTTTTACAGACTGGTTGCAGGATGAAACTCTTAAATGGGGCTATGTAGGTTCTCTTTGTGGCTATCAGGCTTTGAACGGCATGTGCGAGGGTTATCATTTCAGGCAAGAGAAAACAAATTTAATCAATGGTAATAATTATCATGCTTTTGTCACTGCTCAACGTCTTGCTGGTATTACAACAGGCTGGTTTATGTATGGAAATATCAGGAATAAACATCAAGGATGGTTTAATACATGTAGACGTTTATTAGGCGGTGCATTAATATCCCGCAATTGTTTTGAATGGAGCTATAAATATACAAGGTACGGGAATCCCTTTGATTACAGCAAGGCTCATAATAAACATGCTATGGTATACTTTGGATGGAAGGACGGTAGTCCGGTGGATTTATATATTAGCACCGGTCCCGTATCGGGTCCGATAGTTGATATTGCCTCTATTTTTGTCGGTTGGCTCATTCTAAAATAATGTGAATTTAAACAATGGTTTTGAACTGTGAATATTGAAAAAGCTACAGGATTAGAAATTACAGCAAAACGTACAGCTAATGCTAAAGTGTTTGATATTGGAAATGGAAAGCGTCAGGCAAAGGTATATTCATGTCCTATTCACTACAAGGATTCGGACGGTAAATTCAAGGACATTGATTTGACAGTACGTGAGAAATCTGCTCTCGACCCGTTTATTTCCAAGTTCTCTCGTGAAGTTAATGCTGGTAACTATAAGCTCCATTTTGACGGTAAGAAACCATATAATTATCGAATGGAGATTGGTGATAGTTATGTGGAATATGAGGCACTCTTTGAGGAATCGGAAAATCTCACTATCAAGGTCGAGAAGTCCAGAGTTGGCATTAAGGAAACAATCACTCTGAAGAATAAATTTGCCTCCACTATATTAGCATGGAAAGTATCTAAGAGCGGGAATGCAATTCGGACACCTGACCCGACAGCGGTTGATGCTAAGGGTAATGATGTTCCTGTAAGTGTGATATGGGATAAAGATAAACTGATTTATGAAGTTGATGTGAAAAATGCTGTTTATCCTGTTGTAATTGATCCTACAAGTGTGGAAGCAACGGGTGATGGGGCCTGTAGAACATTCAAAACAGATTCTTCATATGTTGCTGTAAGAGATGCAGAAACGGCTGATTATACATATGGTGCTGGCATAGGACAACGTCATGTGTCCAATATTTGGGCTGTGCATAGGTTCTTTGCTTCTTTTTCAATACCAGACGAAGGAACAGTTACGGCATGTTCTTTATATTTTTGTATAAAAACTGATGCTTCATCTCATGATTTTGCTGTTTATATTCATACATCTACATATACTCCACCAATCTCCGTTGATGATTTCCCAAACTTTGATGGGCGCAGGACAGGACAACCCCATAATGGAACTGTTCTAAATAACAGCTTTAGTTCGGTAGGACTTGTTGAGGAAGAATTTAGTGAAATAGAGTTCAATGCTGCGGGCATTGCTGTAGTTGATGGTGCAAAAGGTGGTACTTTAAAGCTGGCAGCAATATCAAAAGAAGATTATGATAATTCAGAACCCACAACTAATGAGTTTTTTACGGTTTACACATCAAGCACTGC